GCTGCGGTGAACGGAGCGCGCACCCGCAGATCGGGCGACGCGTGGACGCTGGACCGGCTTTCGTCGGCCGTGGACATCGCGCCGCTGGTCGCGGTGACGCTCGCCCGGTGGGCGCTGATTGCCCGGGCGGGCGCGGCCGATGACTACGACGTGGCGGACTCGTTCGGATGAGGGGGGCAGGATGAAGCTCTGGCCGAAGCGTCGCCGTGCGGACGCTGCCCGCGCCGCGCAGCTCGTCACCGCTGAGGAACTGGTGGGGTTGGAGCGTCAGCGCCGCATCGGCGGCGGCGGCGTGGTGGTGAACAACGACAACGCCATGCGGCACAGCGCGGTGTGGGCCTGCCTGCGGCTGCGGGCGGACCTGGTGTCCACGATGCCGGTGGACGTCTACCGTCGGGTCAACGGCGTCCAGGTGGAAGTTCCCGCGCCTCCGGTGCTCATCACACCGGGCGGGATGAGCGTGGGCATTCAGGAGTGGTTGTACTCCACGCAGGTCGACCTCGACCGCGCCGGGACCTGCTTCGGCCTGATCACCGAACGCTCGGGCGTGACTGGCCCGGACGGGCGGGGCCTGCCGGCACGCATCGACCTGCTGTCTTTGGGCGACGTCGTGGTGCGTTCCAAGGGGCCGGAGGTCACCAAGTACGTCATCGGCGGGACGGAGTACGAGCCGTGGGAGGTCTGGCACGAGCGGCAGTACACGGTGGCGGGCCTGCCGATGGGGCTGTCACCGGTGGCGTATGCGGCGTGGACGATCGAGGAGTCCCTGAACGCCCAGCAGTTCGCCCGCGACTGGTTCGCTGGCGGCGCTATCCCGATGGCCGAGCTGGTGAATACCGCCAAGACCATCGACGCCAACCAGGCCCGCATCGCTCGGGAGCAGTACCAGGCGGCCGTGGGCACCGGGGACCTGTTCGTCCACGGCACCGACTGGGAGTTCAAACCGATCCAGGCGGTAGCAAGCGCATCGCAGTTCATCGAGGCACGGCAGTACGGGCTCGGAGACATTGCCCGGTTCTTCGGGTGCCCCGGCGACATGATCGACGCCGCGTCGTCCGGCAGCAGCATCACCTACGCCAACATCACGCAGAGGAACCTGCAGTTCCTGATCATGCATCTGGGGCCGGCCGTCTCACGGCGCGAGGGGGCGTTCAGCCGCCGCCTGGTGTCCAACCCGCGGTACGTGAAACTCAACGCGGACAGCCTGCTGCGGATGGATCCGGCGGCCCGGGCCGCCATGAACGCCACGATGATCAACTCGCGGACGCTGACGCCGAGCGAGGCCCGCGAGTACGAGAACAAGGCTCCGCTGACCGAGGCCAACTACGCCGAGTTCGACCGGCTGTTCGGCAACCGCAACCCGGCGCCGGCCACCACGCCCACCCCACCAGCCGCCACGGGAGCATCGTCATGACCGTCATCACGCTCGCCACCGCCGCGGCCGAACGCAGCCAGCACATGCGGCAGCGCGCCGACCGCCCCTCGCAGCGGCGCGCCGCCGAGCAGCCCGGATCCCGCGCCGCCGTGCGCGCAGCCCTGTCCGCCGTCCAGGTCCGGGCCGCCGAAGGCGACGGCAACCTGCTGGAGTTCTCCGGGCACGCCTCGGTGTACGAGCGCGGGTACGAGATGTGGGACGCGTTCGGCCCGTACACGGAGATCGTGGCCGCCGGGGCCGGCACCGACTCGCTCGCCCGCGCCGACCTTGACGTGCCCCTGGTCCTCGGACACGACCAGCTGCGGCGCATGGCCCGCACCAGCACCGGCACGCTGCAGCTCACCGAGGACGACAACGGCCTGTCCGTGCTCGCCCCGTCCCTGGACCTCGCCGACCACGACGTGGCGTACATCGCGCCGAAGCTGCGCTCGGGCCTCATCGACGAGATGAGCTTCGCGTTCCGCATCGAGGCGGGGCAGTGGTCCCCGGACTACACCGAGTACCGCATCAACCGGTTCGACATCCACCGCGGCGACGTAGCGATCGTCGGGTACGGAGCCAACCCGTACACCGGCGCCAACCTGCGGCAGCCCGCCGCCGTGCCGCCATCGCGGGCCCGGGCACTGCTGGAACTCGCCCTGCACCGCTGAACCACCCCCTGATCTACCCGCCGTGACAAGCGGGTGCTTTGCCCTGCGCTCTGCGCGCACGAGCCCACCCGGCGCTGTCGCCTCGGGTGGCCGTCTGACCTGGACCGGGGCGTCTGGAATCCCATCAAGCAGAGAGAGATGAGCCATGACGCTCGCCGACCTGATCGCCCAGGCGCGCACCGCGCTGACCGCCGCGATCACCACCCGCACCCAGGAGCAGGACGCCCTGGTGGCGCTGCGCTCCGACCCCGACCTGACCGAGGACGCCGTCGCCGCCCGGGTCGCCACCCGCGACGCCGCCGACGCCGACGTCACCCGCCGCCAGGAAGCCCTCGACGAGCTGCTCGCCGAGCAGGCCCGCGAGGACGAGATCGCGGCCCTGACCGCGCGGACCACGCCGGCCGCGACCCGCGCCCCGGCCTACGACCGCGTGGCCCGTGTCGGCGCCGAGGAGCGCACCTACCGGCCCGACCAGGACCGGCGCGGCCAGCACTTCGAGCAGGACGTGGCTGCCGCGTTCCTCGGCGACCCTGAGGCCCGGGAGCGGCTGTCGCGGCACATGGCCGAGGAGCGTGTCGAGCGGGGAGACCAGCTCCAGCGTGCGGCCGGAACCGGGGCGTTCTCCGGGCTGGTGGTGCCGCAGTACCTCACCGACCTGTACGCCCCCGCCGTGGCGGCCCGCAGGCCGTTCGCGGACGCCATCCGCCACCACGACCTGCCGGCGCAGGGCATGACGGTGAACATCTCCCGGATCACGACCGCGACGAGCGCCGCCCTGCAGGGGTCCGAGAACACTGCGGTGTCCGAGACGAACATCGACGACACGCTGCTCACCATCCCGGTCCAGACGATCGCCGGTCAGCAGACGCTGTCCCGGCAGGCCATCGAGCGCGGGTCCGGTGTGGAGCCGATCGTCCTCGACGACCTGTTCCGCCGTTACGCCACGACCCTGGACTCGACGCTGCTCAACCAGGCGACGACTGGTCTGGCCGCGTCGGCGGCGACCATCACGTACACCTCGGGTGCCCCGAAGGTGGTCGAGGCGTACCCGCAGATCGTCGCCGGTCTGGCCGGCGTCGAGAGCGCCATGCAGGACCAGGCGTCCGGCGAGAACATCGTCGTGATGCACACCCGCCGCTGGTACTGGCTCCAGAACGGCCTGTCGTCGACGTGGCCGCTCATCAGCCAGCCGGGTATCGCCGCGCAGATGGGCGGTAACAACCTGGCTGCCACTTATGGCTCCGGTGTGCGCGGAGTCCTGCCGAACAGCACTCCGGTCATCGTCGACAACAACATCGTGACCAACCTCGGTACGGGCACCAATCAGGACGAGATCTACGTCGTCGACCGCAACGAGTGCCACCTGTGGGAAGACCCGAGCGCGCCCATGTACATCCGGGCGGAGCAGCCGGCCCTGGCCAGCCTCGGTGTGCTGATGGTCGTGTACGGATACGCCGCATACACGCACTCCAGGTACGCCCAGGCCCAGAAGATCACGGGCACGGGGCTGGTTGCGCCGACCTTCACCGGCGTCTGATCCGACCGCGGGCCGCCCAGCGTGGGCGGCCCGCCTCATCCCAGGAGCATCCCCATGGCAGACGACCCCATGATTGCCGCGCTCCTGCGCGAGCGCGAAGGTCTTGAACAGCAGGGCAACGACGAGCGCGTTGCGCAGGTCGACGAGCAGCTCGCCCTGCACGGGTACACCCCGCCGGCCGGAGAGGCACCGTCGCGGTCGACGCCGCCGAAGGCCCGCCGGACGCGGCGCACCGAGGCCACCTGACATGGCCCACATCTACGGCGATGTGGCCATGCTCAAAGCCCGGGTGAACATCCCGGACGACGACACCAGCCGCGACGTCCTGCTCGCCTCCGCTCTGGACGCCGCATCCCAGGGCATCGACAGGGCGTGCGGGCGCCGCTTCTGGCTCGACGAGACGCCCATTCAGCGCACGTTCAACCCGCGGCGCCGCCTGGTCGCAGAAGTCGACGGCCAGCTGCTGCTGACCGACGACATCGGCTCCACCGAGGACATGGTGGTGGAGGTCGGCGCGGGCGCCTCGTACCAGGCCGTCACGGACTACGAGACGTGGCCGGAGAACGCGCTGGCGGACGAGCAGCCGGTCACAGGCCTGCTGCGCGTCTTCGACATCTGGGCCGTGACGGGCATGCGGGTGCGGATCACCACTCGTTTCGGGTGGCCCGTCGTCCCGGGCCCTGTCACCGAGGCGGCCCTGATCCAGGCGCAGCGGCTGTACCGCCGCAAGGACTCCCCGGAGGGCGTGGCCGCCTCGTCCGAGTGGGGCGTCGTCCGCGTCAGCCGCCGTGATCCGGACGTGTGGAACTTGATCGAGCCGTACATCCTGCCCGGCTTCGGATAGGGGGCCCGTGGACATCTTCGCTGTACGCAGCGCCATCGCGGACGCGGCGCGGGCGGTCGTCATGCCGGCCGGTACGGCCAAGCTCACCAGCACCGGGTACGCCACCGACGCGGTGACGGCCCCGCAGTTCTATGTCGGCGACTACACGATCGACTTTGACAAGACGTTCAAGCGGGGCCAGGACGACATCGAGTTCACCTGTGCCGTTCTGGTCAGTCGCTCCGATGACCTGTCGGGTCAGCGGATCCTCGACGGCTTGCTGTCGGGGGATGGTCCCGGCTCCCTGAAGGCGGCGATCGAGGTGGCCCGCGGCGCCCCCGGCGTGGCGGCCCTCGGCGGCCTGGCCGACGACCTGCACGTCACGCGGGTGCAGTCCTACCGCTTCTACGAGGTCGCCGGCATCCAATACCTCGGCGCGGAGCTGGTCGTCCGCGTCATCGGAGAAGGGGACACCTCATGAGCAAGATGGTCCTGCTCGACGTGCGGCTTTTCGCCGGCGGCGCGGACCTGTCCGGGAACACCGCGAAGGCCGAGATCTCCGCCGAGTTCGAGGACAAGGACGCCACGAACTACCGCTCGGGCGGCTGGAAGGAAGTCCTCGCCGGACTGGCGTCCAGCACGATCACCGCCGAGGGGCAGTGGGAGGCCGGCGACCCGAGCAAGGTCGACGACGCCTCATGGGCGCAGCTCGGCAGTGTCGGGCCGTGGACGGTCAGCCCCACCGATGCGACCGTGGGGACCCTGGCGTACTTCACCAACGGCCTGCGGTCCGCCTACAAGCTCGGCGACCAGGTCGGCGAGATCGCGCCCTGGACGGGCAAGACCTCCGGGTCCTGGCCCGTGGTCCGCGGGCAGTACGCCCACCCGCCCGGCATCGCCCGCACGGCGACCGGCACGGGCACCTCGATGCAGCTCGGCGCGATCCCCGCGGGGAAGCGCCTGTACGCCGCTGTGCACGTCCTGTCGGTGGCCGGCACCGCCGGGCCCACCATCACCGCCCGTGTGGAGTCCGACGACACCACGGGCTTCACCTCCGCCGCAACGAAGCTCACCTTCGCCGCGGCAACCGCCCCGGGCGGGCAGTGCCTCCGCACGGACGGCACCGCCATCGCCGACGACTGGTTCCGGATCGCCTGGACGGTCAGCGGCACCACCCCGTCATTCCTGTTCGCCGCCGCACTCGGCATCGCATAAGGGAGGCACCAGATGCCCAAGATGGTCCTGCTGGCCGAGTACGTCAGCATCGCCGGAAACGACCTGTCCCAGTACGCCAACAAGGCCGAGGTGTCGGTCGAGGTCGAGGAGAAGGAGGTCACGACCTACGCCTCGCTGGGCTGGAAGGAAGTCCTGGGTGGCCTGAAGTCCGGAACGCTCGCCTGCGAGTTCAAGCAGGACTTCGCCGCCACCAAGCTCGACAGCATCATGTGGCCGCTGCTCGGGACGGTGGTGGCTTTCGAGGTGCGTGCCGACCAGGCCGTGGCTGGCACGTCGAACCCGAAGTACACCGGCAACATCCTCATCAAGGGCTGGAACCCGATCTCCGGGTCGGTCGGCGACGAGGCGTCAGTGTCCCTCAGCTTCCCGACATCGGGCGCGGTGACCCGGGCGACGTCCTGATGGCGGATCCGTCGCCGATCGAGATGTCGGTGTCCGTCGAGGGGATCCAAGCCCTCGGGCGGGCCCTGTCGGCGGAGGCCGACGGGAAGCAGCTGCGCAAGGAGCTCGCGGCGAACCTGCGCGGGGCCTTGAACCCGGCGGCTGACATGGCCAAGAGCGGCATTATGTCGATGCGCTCCGACGGCCACGGCCAGGGTCCGGGCCTGCGCTCCGCCATCGCGAAGAAGGTCCGCCCCGAGGTCAAGCTCGGCGGCCGGTGGACCGGTGCCCGCGTCAAGGCCAAGAAGACCCCCGCCATCCGCAGCTTCCCCAACGCGCCCAAGCGCACCCAGAAGATCGGCGGCTGGCGGACGAAGGACTGGAACGGGAACTGGCGCGTCCAGGTCGGCAAGTTCGACTGGTTCGACCGGGCGATGGCCGGCCGCAACGAGGTGTACAAGCAGGCCGTCCACGAGGCCATGGAAGCCATGGCGCAGCGGATCGCCGCCCGCGCCGGAGAGTAGGAGAGACCCCGTGTACCTGGTCTACCAGCCCGAAGGGTCGGACGAGCCGACCCGGTGGCAGTACAACCCCCGCAAGCTCATGAGCGCCGAGCGGGAGGCCATCGAGAAGCACACCGGCATGCCGTTCGCGGAGTTCACCCAGGCCGTCATGAAGGGCAGCTCGGTCTGCCGGCGCGCACTGCTCTGGGTGATGCTCAAGCGCGACCACCCGACGACGAAGTACGGGGACGTCGACTTCGCGTGGGACGAGCTGCGGCTGGAGTTCTCCAAGCAGGAGTACGCGCAGATGATCCGTGACGCCGACGAGAGCCTGTCCGGCGAGCAGCGCGAGATGACCCTGCAGGGCCTGCGTGACGAGATGGAGACCGCCGAGGACGACCCGGACCAAGAGGGAAAAGTCCAGCCGCCAGTCGTCGTCTGAGCCACCTGGGCAACGCCGCCCACCTGCTGGGCGTGCGCCCCGACGACTGGGCACGGCTGACGGTTGAGGAGACCGACCACCTCTTGGACTGGCTCGACGCCTACGCCAAGGACATGGCCGAGCAGGAAGCCAAGATGAAGGGGTGACCCATGGCGTCGGATACGTCGCTGGTGTTCAACCTGGTCGCCCGCGATCGGGCGTCGGAGACCGTCGGCAAGATGAAGGAGAAGTTCTCCCACGCGGCGACCGCTGTGAGCGCTGGCGTGGCGGGTGCCTTCGGTGTCGGTGTTGCTGCGGCCATGGACATGTCGAGCGCATCGAGCAAGCTGCAGGCGCAGCTCGGGATCGGCCCGGCCAAAGCCGCCGAGTTGTCCAAGGTCAGCGCAAAGGTGTACTCGCAGGCGTGGGGCGAGTCGATCGGTGACGTCAACGAGGCCGTCAAGGGCGTGTATCAGCAGATCGGCGACGTCTCCAAGGTCAAGGGCGGCCTGCAGTCGGTCACCACCGACGTCATGGCCCAAACCTTCGACCAGGATCTCGGTGGGACCACCACCGCTGTCGGCCAGATGATCAAAACCGGGCTGGCCAAGGACGCCGGGCAGGCCCTGGACATCCTCACTCGCGGGTTCCAGACCGGCGCCGACAAGGCCGGCGACCTGCTCGACACGATGAACGAGTACGGCACGCAGTTCCGGAAGATGGGCATCGACGGGCAGACCGCCACCGGGCTGCTCTCACAAGGCCTCAAGGGCGGCGCGCGCGACGCCGACCTGGTCGCGGACGCCATCAAGGAGTTCTCCATCCGGGCGGTCGACGGGTCGACGACCAGCGCTTCAGGGTTCAAGCTGCTCGGCCTGTCGGCGAAGGGGATGACGGCTCAGATCGCCAAGGGCGGCACGGACGCCTCGGCCGGCCTCGACACCGTCCTGGACAGGCTCCGCAGCATGAAGGACCCGGTGAAGCAGAACGCGGCGGCCACTGCCCTGTTCGGCACCCAAGCCGAAGATCTGGGCAAGGCCCTGTACAGCCTGGACCCGTCGACGGCGGTGCAGGCTCTCGGCAAGGTCGGCGGGGCCGCCGACACGATGGCGAAGACCGTCGGGAACAACCCGTCGGCCGCGATCGAGAAGTTCAAGCGTGAGGCGACGATGAAGCTCGCCGAGGTCGCCGGGAAGTTCATCAGCTTCGCGATGGCCAACCAGCAGTACATGAAGCCGCTGGCGATCGGCCTGGGCACCGTGGCCGCGGCGATCCTGGCCATCAGGGCGGGCCAGATCGCGTGGACTGCGGCGACCACTGCATGGGCTGGTGTCACCACGATT